ATTCATCTCCTGCACTTGCGTATGCTATTTATTACCCGATTACTCCTCGTGAAGATCAAGATTTTCTTTCTTTTGTGCCTCAGTCGATTTTATTTCGACACGCTGCACATTACAACACCGTCCACATCGTTTTATCTGATAAGGATTTTGAACACCGATCATTGGATTGTGATGATTTAGCTCCACCAAAGCTTTCTGCTACTAGCCCTCACCAAACTCTTAAAAAAAATATAAAAAGAGGGCAAACTTTGAGACCGACTCTTGGTATAGAGTATAATTCTGCCGTACATGAATTCATGGAATCAAATCACACCTGGGATTTTCTTTCTGTATCCGGTGGTTCTCACTCTCGTGTTGAGGCTACTGGAGTTCATGCGTCTTTCACCATGTCGCACTTGGATAATACTGCTACTTGGATCCTTATGTTCAGACGAGATGACGGTATGATTGGTCAACTCTTAGTGAGAGCGCAAATGTACAATGTTCCCCCCCCCCATCAACATGGCTCCTTCGACATGTCATCATTTGGCAGAAACCATTTTGATGATGAATCCGCCCCCAGTCCAGACGAGTGGGAGGATATTCAAAATGATTATCGAAGAAATGATCCTCCATCTGATTATGATTCCGACTATGATTCAGAAGAATCAGACCGAGGTCATGCTCGGGTGGATCCTCACTCGGGACTTGTCACGTGGTCATACAGTGATGAAGAAACTGATTACTATACAGTTTCGGAAGAGTTAGTCCCTGATCCGCCACTTGTTGGCATTGAACCTAATCCCGGTCCTATCACCCACTTGGTTGATATCAACTACATTCTCATGACTAATGAAGATGAGGTGCGTTATGTTGATACCAACTGGGATGGAAGTTTTCAGCACACTAGTGTGCACTCCTGCTCAGTTATTTATAAAGGATCTGATACTCCCATATCACACGTCGTTATTATTGATAATCTCGATTGTATGCACCCACTTGTTCACTTGTTCATTGGTCTGCCCCAGTACGACCATTTGCCTATTGATCGTAGACCTAAAGCAGAAGGCCCTCTCATTATAGGTGATGAGCTTGCCCCTCACTTATTAGGAGTTACCAATTGGAACAGAATCATGTACTGTGTGATGATGGGCAAATTCACTATATACAACATTGATGGTACCAAGCAGAATTTTTACCCTGCCAAGGAGCGTCATGGATGTGTTGGTGATTCTTTGTTTTACGATTTATGTGATCTTAGCTTTCAGATTCGTTTTGAATTTTACACTAACCGTAGAAACAAGTGTATATCCGCTCTGGTTGACGATTATGCCCACGACATGGAGATCAAAGTAAAAGAATTGAACATTGGAGCATCTGTTTCCTATTTGTCCGTTGTTTCCTACCTCTCTGGTCTTCTTTACCCCATGGAATGCGCTGTTGTCAATGCTGTAATTTTGTACTACGGAAGACACGCCATCAGGATGTGTTATGACACACCTTTAGCCCATTCGATCGCGAAGAAGAAAGGAGAGGGTAACAAGTACCTCTGGATTTGTTCTCAAAAGATTAAATCCTATTCTGAGCTACCCTTACTCCTCGATTGTCCTGGTCTCCGCCCCCTAACCCCCCTATTGGATGATGTACCTTTTGCAGTCGTAAATGGTTTTTACCCTCTTCCTGACGTTCCAGCACCTCCTCTCGTAGGTATCGAACCCAACCCTGGTCCTGATGATTTTCTCTTGATCCAATATCTCAAACGTGTAGATAAATTGTGCGCCGGCGATTCTATCCCCAAGTCGACGCGCAAGTCTAAAGTATCCAAAATCGTTAAGAGCATTAGGAAAAATGCCGAGAAACGGAAGACCACCCAAGTGAATGAGATGAGAATTTTGAAGCAAGCAACTATAACCATGACCCCAGAAGCTTGGTTTGAAGTTGGTATTGATGGAGATTCTCGCAATTTTTTATCGTCCCTAGTGGATGGTATTACTGATAAGTTGAACTCAGTGAAGGTCAATGTGTCCCACTCTCTGAACCTAACGGACAAGTTGCACAACTTAATTGTTTACCTTAGGGGATTGGCTGCTAGTGTTGTTAAACCCTTAGTTGGAATTTTTCTTGCTGTTGCGGATGTGATTGGTGGCAAACTTAAATCGTTTATTGAGTTTTTCTCCCAAGATGTGCTTGGAGAGGAGATTATGCAACCGCAGATGGATATGCCTTACACTTTCCTTACTACGGCTTACTATTTTTCCTACATGGAAAGTGCCATGACTTCGCTGTCGTGGACTACTTTTCTCACTTCTATAGCTGACATCAAGAAAATGTCCAATTTTTCTAAGGATGTTTTTGGAACGTTGTTCAATATAGTCAAAGAAGCAGTGAGGTTAGTTTGCGATGTCTTTGGGTACCCAAACCCACTAGAACGTGAGACTAATCCCGATGTGCTTGAGATTCAAGAGCACGCCCGCAAACTTACTTCCGAGTTCCGCAATGATAAGAGGGACGACATGGAATTTAGTTTGAAAGTGTTACTATTGCAAGCACGCATAGAACACGTCTTGTATGAGAAACGGAAGACTGTAGAACCTCGTGTTAAAGAGAAATTAACTTACCTCTTGAGGAAGTTCCAACCTGTTGTTGACTATGTGACTAAAAATCTCAATCCCGCAAATGGTACTCGAATTGAACCTTTGGCTATTTTGATTGCTGGACCCACTGGCGTTGGAAAAACTACTTTGACTTTGCCCTTTTTGTTGGCTCTTCTTGGTATTGTCCTTCCAGAAGATCTAAAGGAGGAGTTTTTCCAAAGTCACAATGAGTTCATTTTCTATCGTAGATCCATGAATGATTTTTGGGACGGTTATAAGATGAAGCATAGTGTTATTGTTTATGATGATTACGCTCAAGTTAAAGACTCCGTCGGGAACCCTAATAAGGATGCATTTGAACTTATGCAGCTTAAAAATAGTGCTCCTTGTCATTTACATTACTCATCGATTGAAGATAAGGCAAGGAACTACGCTTATCCGAAGGTGGTTTTTTGTACGACCAACCTGAATAAAATCTACTTTGAGAGTTTGATTTGTTCTGAGGCTGTAGTACGTAGGTTCGATATGTCCTACTTGCAAGTTCCGAAACTTAAATATTGCAAATCTGACACAGCCCATTCTTATTGGGATCGAAGACTTGATGTTAAGAAAGCTAGAGCTGATTACCCCTATCAGAGTGATGATCCTATGACTTACGCTAGTCTTGAGATTGTTGAATATGTACCGTGGGATTTCTCTCGTGGAGTGCGCGCTGAAGGCCCATTGCTAGATTTTCATGAGTTGATGAAGGAGGCTGTTCGCATTTATGAAGAGTTGAATGCTAAAGGCGAAAACATGTTAAAATTCATAGATCGCATGAAACACTACAAACTGAAAGAAGAAGCTCATGATGCCCGACTGGAGTTTGATGATGTTATGAAACCTCAGATGAATGCTCCTGGAACCTTTCCCCTACCTTCTTTGCCCGTTGAGTGCGCCATACCATCTGACGATTCTGAGCTGGATGAATTTATGGACTCATTAGACCCTGGTTTGCCAAAAACTTACATGAATAAGTTATATGATGCATGCCAAAGTGTAGGCGAGAGTAAGCAATTACGATACTTTGACGACAAGATCAAAACTTCGACACCTTACGATTTGATAAAAGTTGTGTGCGCCGTAGGCTTGGCTTTTGGAACTGCTTACACCGCATTTAAGGCAATAAAGAAGACTTGCGAATGGATCTCTGGAGATCCGGACGTTGAGGCTCAGAATGATTATGCCGCGCGCGGTCCCATTAATACTAAGAAGAAACCAGTTAAACCCGCAGCGCGACAGAAAAAGAATCAGGCCCAAATTCGATCAGCCAGACAGAACAAAGCTATGAATAAGGCTATGATACAGGTGGAGGCGGGAATCGATCTAAGTGCTTATATCAAGATCCTTAAAAAGAACATGTATCGAGTGAGGCATAGGGGTTCTACCCTTGGGTGGTGTCTTTTCGTCAAGTCCAAAATTTTTGTTATGCCTCGACATTTTGATGATTGTATACGTGACTTTATAGACAATGAGGAAGAAGATGATGATGTTAACATGCCTCTTGCGCCCGTTGAGTTTTTGCATGCTGAATCAGGTAAAGTGGCTTTTGTTCTAGACCTCATTAATGATGTTCATGAATATAGTCATGGAGATACTTTGGAAACTAGGTGTGCGGATATAATCTGGTATCAAGTTCACACAAATTCAATAAGAGATCACTCTGATTTGACTGGAATGTTTCCAGATGAGTGTAGGCTGATTCATGGCAATGAGTATGAGTGCCAAATGGTCGTGCTACGCGCAGATAAGTTGGTTTTCCAATATCCTACCGTTACCATGGATGATGAATATCCATACGCATATGGGGAACACAAATATGTTTCATCGCGTTTTCGTTACTCAGCTTCTACTGATAGGGGAGATTGTGGTTCCATATTGTTGTCCACAGATCCCCGTTTTTCCAGACCTCTCATCCTTGGGTTTCATACTGCTGGTGCAGTATCCTGGGGGGGTCGTAAAACGTGCTGTGGAATGCGCTTTTCTGCCGAGGAAGTGGCTTCCGTCATCGAATGCTTTGAAGATGACGAGGAGTCTTCTCCTTATGTGGAAGAAATGGCTGTTATGCATATTGAGGCTGGAATTCCTGGATTTCAAACTCTTGGTGTGGGAAAGCAACCTAGTGCTCCTACAAAGTCTAAGATTATTCCGTCTAGAGTAGCACCTTTCCTTTGGCCTCCTATCACCAAACCATGCATGTTGCATAAGTTCCGCAACATTCACGGTGAAGATTTGGACCCTGCTTCGATAGCACGAGCTCATTATTCGCATGATGAAGTGTATATCAACAATGATGCTTTAGAATCCATATTTCCTTTCGTCGCGAATAAGTTTTTGATCAATAATTTCCCATCACCCTGGTTACCACGTGTTTATTCAATGGATGAAGCTATTTGTGGTGTCGATGGAGTTCAATATGTTGAAGCTATTAACCGTGCTTCTAGTCCTGGCTATCCCTTTTGTTTTGAAGCTAAAGGATCTCAGAAGAAGTACTGGTTTGGAGATGCTGATCGAATAGATGTTACTAATTTGAAAGCACGAGAACTCAAAGCTAAAGTTCAATTGATGATTGATAAGGCTAAGCGAGGTATACGATGCCTGCATGTTTACATCGATTTTTTGAAAGATGAACGTAAACCATACGACAAAGTTGAAGCTGGCAAAACACGACAATTTATGGCTTGTCCTCTTGATTATTTGATTGCTATGAAGATGTACTTCGGAGATTTTGTTCGACATGTGACTCTGAATCGAATACATAATGGAAGTGCCGTAGGTATCAATACGTACGCTGAGTGGGGTGATCTCGCTAGGTATTTGATGTTCCATCAATGTATTGACATTACTGCTGGAGATTATTCAAAGTTTGACGCTAAGATTCCCGTACCTATTGGTTTAGCTGCCTTAAGGATCATTGAGGCTTTTTATCACAATTCTACGGAAGAGGAAAGAACAGTTAGGCGCATTTTGTTCCATGACATCATCAATTCTTTACATTTGTGTGAGGGACGCATATATGAATTCTATGGCGGCAACCCTTCTGGGAACCCCCTAACTGCGATCTTTAATACGATTTGTAATGTTTTAATGGTCTGTTATACGGTAGCGTGTACGGAACGTCAATTAGCCTCCGAGCAAGATAGAGAACCTGAAGATATTAATAAGATCTTATTGCAAATGAGAATTTCTTGTTATGGTGATGATATTCTTATTGCTTATCTTAAGAGATATTCTTATCTTTTTGCACAAAGTGTGTTAGAGAAAACGATACCCAAGTATGTGGGTATGAAGTATACTAACGAATCTAAGACTGAAACTACTGAAGATTCGCGCACTTTAGAGCAAGTCACTTTCCTTAAGAGAAGTTTCAGAAGAACCCCTACGGGTTGGACTTGTCCGCTCGATTTGAGTGTGATCAAAGAAACTTTGTTGTGGCAAAAGAGTACCACCATTGTCAATGATTTAAAATTGCACGTTGAGAGTACTCTCTCTGAACTATCTCTTCACGGAAAAACTATTTATAACGAGTATGCACCTGCGATTGCGCGTGCGTCCGTTCAAGCATATGATTACTTGCCTGCTAATTCAGTTTTTAAAGTGGCTTACGATTCTTCTTTGGGTCTCAATCTTGCTTAGATTCTTCCCGAGCTCGGTATCTCATTAAACTGCCACTTGCGAGCTTGATAACTCGGTAAACTGTCAACGAAAAAGCGTGGTTAATGCTTAATGACCCCTTTAGGATTTAGAACGATTCCTAATTGTATTTTACGTTCACTTTTGTCAAGGTGTGTGTACCGTGCGGTAAAGCACCACGAGCAAGTGTTACTTAGTTCTTCCCCTACGTATTTACGTTTACATTACAAGGTGGGGAGGATAATCACCAATACCTAGAAGCACGGGCCTACAACGTTTTGAGTAAAGCGTTGTGGGTTTGTTAATACTCGCTACAAATCAAGACACAATTATTCCAGAGGCGTCGTCCTCTGCCCTAACACAAATGGGCGAAACGACAACATTTGACGCTGCTGATCCGCCATTGATCAACGTTGTTCATGATTATCCTATGGTAGGCATGTCCGAGCCACCTGTTGACGGTAATTCTATTCAGACATTCTTGTCTAAACCTTATAGGGTTACTTCTGGCGATTGGTTGGCGTCCCAACCACAGTTAACTGTGTTGACACAGTTCGATCCTGCATACTATTTGACTTTTGCCCCTGTGTGGACTAAGAAGTTAGCCGATTATAGGTATTTTAGAGGTACTGCCGTTATAACAGTTACTCTTAATGCCCTTCCTTTCCAAGCTGGAAAACTTTTACTTTCGTTTTTGCCTCAAGCTAATCAAAGAGAAGCTAGCTATCTAAGTGCTCATAATGGAAACATTTGTACATTAACTCAACAACCTAATATTGAAATAGATGCTAAAACTAAGACTGCCGTCTTTAAAGTCCCTTTTATATCACCAATGCCTTGGTATGATTTGGTTGATAGTTCCAACGCTTATGGATATGGTTTCGTTTCCCTTACAGTATTGTCTGCTCTGACCAGTGTAACAACCACTATCGCCAAATATGCTGTCTTTTTGCATTTTGAAGATATTGAGGTTGCTGGTCCTGTTTTTATTGCGGAAATGGGAACTCTTAATCGTTCAACTGGCACTCGCGTTAAAGCTGAGCGTAAGAATGTCGCCAAATCTGGGTTTATTTCGGGCACTCTTGATGCTCTTTCAGGCTCTATGAGTGCTTTGTCGACTGCTGCTTCCTCATCAGGTGATGCAGCTGCAGCTCTAGGATGGTCCCGACCCTTGGACCCCACACCTGCCACAGTTGTTCAACATGCTGCTAATAGACAAACTTTCAATTTCAACACACCTTCTGTGTCCGCTAGTTTATCTATGGATGCTTTAAATTCAGTTACTCCTTTGTCCCAATTTGGAGGAACTAGTGTGGATGAGATGTCTTTCGACTACCTTAAAAAGATCCCGGCATATATTAATAGTTTTTATTTAAACACTGCTGATACTGAGGGGTCTTTGGTATTTACACAGTTTATGTCCCCTTCTTATTGCACTTATCCTCATACCGCTGGATCTAATAGGGTGCTAGCTGGACCACCTTTTGCCTACCTTAGCAGATTTTTTCAATATTATAGAGGCGGTGTCAGACTACACTTTAAGTTTGTTAAGACACAATATCACACAGGTAGAATACTGATTAGTTATAATGCAAAAGTGACTATTACTTCAACAATTTCAGCGACTCAACCTTTGTTGAGAGAAGTTGTTGATTTATCAGTTGCTGATGAAGTTTGCCTTGATATACCCTATATTAGCGATAGACCATATACTGAAACTGGGTGGTTTTTGAATCCAGACGCTCAATCCATAAGTTTTGGAGCTGTTATGGTCAACATTTTGGACCCGTTGGTCTCGGCTACTACTGTAGCTTCATATGTTCACGTTCTTGTTTATGCTTCTGCGCTAGACGATTTTGAGTTAATGAAGCCTATACCTAGTGATACCTTTATGACTTGTGAAATGGGTTATGCGGAAGACGAGACCCAGGACGGTTTGTGTAAAGTTATTGGAGGTTATCCTCTTCCGAGTTCAACTATTGTTCCGGCTAACGCTTGTGCTGGTGAAGTTTTTACATCTATCAAGCAACTTGTTTTGATGCCAAGACAGTTAAAAGTTCGAACAGGATGGATTGCTAACCAACCCTCTGCTGCCTTTATGGGACTTCCCTTTTATCCTTTTGTATTGGGGTGCCCAGCAGCTACTGGAGTTACGGAGGTGTATGATGCTCCCTTCTTTGGATTCGATTACCTTTCAGAGTTGGCTCAAGGGTTCGCATATTCTCGA